GCCCGAGGTTCGGCTCAAATATGGAACGTATTGTTAGAAAACCTGTTTTCCGACACTATGACTCATACGAACAACCTACCACACCTGAAGACCCTAGCGAAAGAAGAGAAAGAAGAGATGCTTTAAGGCATCGACGCTTCACTTCCATGCTGGAGCCTTTACCAGCTCGAGAACCCTACGCGATGAATTACAAGCCGGCGAAAATAGATAGAAATGGTTTATTTGCCATGAATACTGTCTTCCCCCCGGCCGCCGTTTCCGCGATTAGAACAAAATATCACCGAGCTGCACTTAACTTTGAAGATCTCAAAGCAGATCTTCTCGAATACGGATGCGACAAGCCGTCGCGTAACGTATCTCCCAATTACTACGCCATCCTTGAATCAGTGCGTCGAGACTTAGCACTCCCTAAGAACTCCATCATCCCACTGACTACTGGCGCAGTAACCAACAACCCTGACTTTCCTAACTCTAAGTCTCCTGGCTTTCCTTATAAAGCCCAGGGCATTAGGACTAAGAGAGAGGCCGTCGATACCCCTGGCGTCTTAGACGAGATAAGACGCATTTGGTATGACGTCGAAGCCGGCCGTGAAGTTGAACTTCCGGACGTGGCTTGCTACCATCGAGCGCAAATATGCACTCGCGACAAGAACAAGATTAGGGCCACTTGGGGCTATCCCTTAGCTGTCTACCTTGCAGAGGGAGCCTACTTTTACCCCGTTCTAGATCACCTTAAGAACCTTAGCTCATCCCCCATCGCCTATGGAGTGGAGATGGCTAATGGCGGCATGCAATATGTGAATGCTGCAGTCCAACACTTTCCTAATCAGCCCATGTTAGTGGGAGATTGGTCAAAATTTGACAAGACCATTCCCGCGTGGCTAATTAGAGACGCTTTTAAGATCATAGAAGAGGGCATCGACTTCTCCCACGTCCAGGACTCAGATGGAAAAATCTGGCCTGTCCGGGAGGAACGATCGAGAAAGAGATGGCGAAAGCTCGTCTCTTACTTCATTGACACACCGATCCGTCTAAGCGACGGGTCACGATACCAAAAGCACTCTGGAGTGCCATCCGGAGCCTGCTTCACGAACATCATAGACTCAATAGTTAACATGATAGTCATGCGCTATTGTATCTATGAATTTACCGGTCAACTACCATTATTCGACATGTATTTGGGAGACGATTCTATAATCGTCCTGCCTGAATTGATTGACCTCGGAGAGTTTTCTAAATATGCTAAAGAACAATTTGGCATGGAATTTTCCGACACTAAAAGTCGAATCACCTACCGCCCTGATTTTGTACATTTTCTGGGCTATTACAATCAGAATGGAACCCCAGCTAAATCACTTGATACTACTATAGCATCAATGATTTACCCAGAGCACACTGTGAGGGATAAATTGGAGACCATCACAAGATGCGTGGGGCAAGCTTACTCATGTTTTGAACCCTATGACGCTACTGCCTTCTTCCTTGCGGCTAAAGTACTAGCCGAAGAAGAACATCTATCTAGAGAAGTAGTGGAATCGGTCATCAGGACACATCCCATGCGATTCAAATATCTCATGACCATTGGCGTCGACCCGGAAAGTATTGTCTTTCCTGACGTCCAACCAAACGACCTCTGCCTACTCACCCAACCTGGGCAGATGCGAAGAGCTTACCGCTTTAGAGCGTACGACTTTCATGACTTGTACACTGCGGGAGTTTCTCACTTCTATTACGAGGATGACGACTCGTGATAATAACAAAGGGCGCGTATATCCCCTTCTTTCATAATATACCGCTGGCAAGG